ATAATAGACCTTCTGTTACCCGATCCTCTTCTCAGAAAGAAGATGTTAAAGTTATCTTGCAATTCTAAGAGATATGCCACAGGAAACTAATCTAAACGTCGCTCCATATTTTGACGACTTTGATCCTGACCAAAATTATTATAAGATTCTTTTCAAACCTGGCTATCCAGTTCAGGCTAGAGAATTAACTGGACTGCAGTCAATTCTTCAGAATCAAGTCGAAGACATGGGCAACCATTTCTTCAAAGAAGGTGCTAAGGTTATTCCTGGTGATTTGACCTATGTCAAAGACTTTTATGGAATTCAGATTGAACCTGAGTTTCTTGGTATACCTGTAAGCATATATCTCGATCAATTAGTCGGGACGATTATTACTGGCAAATCATCAAACGTAACTGCACGTGTTGTAACTTATATCACCGAGGATGAGTCAGATAGAGGAACTTATACACTATACGTCAACTACGAAGACTCATCTTCTGAAGAGGATGTAAGTACTTTTATCAGTGGAGAAATTTTAACCACCAGTACAAATATTAACTACGCATCAACTTTCATTGCATCTGGTGAGGGATTTTGTTCTACGATTCCACAAAATGCTCCTATTATCGGTTCGTCTTTCAACCTTTCACAAGGAATTTATTTCTTGAGAGGTTATTTTGTCGATGTTGCAACTCAGACCCTAATTCTTGATCAGTATAGTAATACTCCATCTTATAGAGTTGGTCTCGATATTATTGAGGAGATCATTTCTTCTGATGTTGACCCATCGTTGAGTGATAACGCTCAAGGATTTAATAATTATACAGCACCAGGTGCAGATAGACTTAGTATAACACCAATATTAGCTAAAAAGCCTCTCGATAATTTTGATGAAAGTAACTTTGTTCAACTTTCAGAAGTTAGTAATGGTGTTCTAAGATCAATTAATACAGATACTGAGTATAATTTCTTAGGTGATGAGTTTGCAAAAAGAACTTTTGATGAATCTGGTCATTATTATGTAAAAGAATTTGTTACTACTGTAAAAAACAGTCTAAACAACGAAGAAGGAAACCGAGGAATATACAATCCCGGTCAAACTACTCAGTCTGGAAATACACCTGATGACAATATCGGAGTTTATAAAATTTCTCCAGGTAAAGCATATGTTAAAGGTTACGAAGTAGAAACTATCGTACCTTCTTTAATTGACTTCCCAAAACCAAGAGCAACTAAGCAATTACAAAATCAAGGTCTTAATTTTGGTTTCGGTCCAACTATAGCACTGAATAGGGTCTTTGGATCTCCGACTATTGGTATCAATACTTCAAATACCCTGAGTCTTAGAAGTAGAAGAGTTGGTGTAAATCAAGAAACTGCGCCAGGTAAAGAAATTGGTATTGCAAGAATCTATGACTTTGTACTTGAGTCTGGTTCTTATGATACAACCTTCCCAAATTTGAATGTTTGGGATCTCTCACTCTTTGATGTTCAAACCTACACTGATATTACACTCAATGAACCAGTAACGCTTAACACATCTTCCTATATTAAAGGTGAGTCAAGTGGAGCAACTGGATTTCTTAAGTATTCGGTAAGTGCAGGAACAGCAATTACTGCATATAGTGTTGAAGGTGATTTCTTTAATGGTGAAAGACTTTTATTTAACGGTGTTCTTGATAATGCAAGATTTGTCACTGAGTCAACTAACTTCTCACTGTCAGATACTAAATCGGTATTTGGTATTGTAGGAACTGGGAATACATTTACTGCAGATATTATTCAAACTCCAGTTTTTGATATTGGTAATGCAACTTGTTCACCACAAATTGCAAATTCTTCAAGAATTTCAATTCCAGTAAATCCTGGCTTCTCTTTTGTTGGTATTGCCACTGTTGGTAACCTCGTAAGGTTCTCTAGAACTAATCTAGATGCAGCAACATTTGCAAGAATTACCGGAGTTGGTAGAACCAATATTACAGTTAGTGGTATAACAACAGTTGCTGGTATATGTGATGGTGCTCTTCCTGCAGGAACTGAGACAGTTTCAAATGTACAGATAATCAGTACTAGAGCTCAACGAAATTCCGGTTCTGGCAATCTTACCGATAATGAATCACTGTATAGTGCATTCCCCAAAAGTAATGTTGCGTCTGTAAACCTGATTGACTCTGATATTGTTATCAGAAGACAGTATAATACAAATATCACATCTAATTCTACTGCGGTTATTAATGCTGGAGATAATGAAGTATTCTTGCCCTTTGACGAAGAAAAATATACTTTAATTCGGTCAAATGGTCAGACTGAGGTTCTTACTGAAGACAAGTTTGTATTTACTAATGGATTTGCATCAGTTCAAATTACTGGTCTGGGTGCAGATGATGTTGACACCACACTTATTACTACAATCAGAAAAAGTAATATTACATCTAAAACTAAACTGAATTCTGTCTCTAATAGTATTATTATCGACAAGTCAAGCTCAGCTGCCTCCGGTATTGGTTCTACGACTTTAGCTGATGGATTGGTTGCAGGAAACTATCCATTTGGAACAAGAGTACAGGACGAAGTTATTTGTCTGAATACCCCAGATGTGACTAAGATTTATGGCATATTCCAATCTGATGATGTGGGAGATCCTGTTGCTCCATTTATGACAATATCTCAAATGGATGGTGTTAGTGGAACAACTAATGATTTACTTATCGGTGAGACACTGACTGGTCAAACTAGTGGAGCCAAGGCAATATATGTAGAGAGATTTACAGATACTAAAGTATATTTTATCTATTTGAATAGTTCAACTTTCCAAAATGGGGAAATTGTATCTGGTAATCTGTCATCAACCAATGGTATTGTCAACAGCGCAAAACTGGGTTCTAAAAATATCACCAAAGATTTTAAGTTCTCTAATGGTCAGAAAGGTGGTTATTATGATTACTCAAGAATTATCAGAAAGGGTTCTGCAGGAATTCCTTCTAGAAGACTGAGGGTTTACTATCAAACTGCATATTATGATCCTGCGGATCAAGGTGATATCACCACAGCAAATTCTTATAATAATTTTGACTATGCTAAATTGTCTACAGTAAATGGACATAGAAATTCAGATATTATTGATGTAAGACCTAGAGTAACTGATTATGTCGTTGCTGCTGGTGCAAGATCACCACTAGAATTTGACGGTAGAAATTTTGTAGATACTGTTGATGGGAATCAACATAGTTCTAACCATATTATTGCTTCGGATGAAGTAATGACTCTTGGTTATGAATATTATCTCCCAAGAGCAGATAGAATTTATATTGATAAATTGGGTTCTATAAGCGTAATTGAAGGTACCCCTCAGGATCAACCAAGACTTCCTGATAGTATCAGTGGAGCAATGAATATTGCAAATGTTTTCCTACCTGCATACTTATATAACACCTCTGATGCAAAAATTAATTTTGTAGAACATAAGAGATATCAAATGACTGATATCGCCAAACTTGAGCAGAGAATTAAAAATCTTGAGTACTACACTTCCTTGAGTCAAATTGAGTCGAATACTCTCAATATGTTTGTAGAAGATTCAAATGGTAATAATAGGTTTAAGTCTGGTATTTTCGTAGATAACTTCTCTTCTCTTGAACCCCAAGATTCTACGATTGGTATCAAAAATAGTGTTGATACTAGAAAAGGTATCTTAAGACCTTCACACTATACTACCGCAGTCAATCTCCAACTAGGAACAACTGCAATTACCGGAATTGGAGAAACTTCGGATACCAACCAAGATTCTCAATTCGCAGAGATTGTTGGTAATGGGATTCAGAGAACCGGAAGAGTTATCACTCTTGACTACACTGACAGATCTTGGCTAACACAACCATATGCAACAAGAATTGAAAGTGTAACTCCTTTCCTAATTCAGTTCTGGCAAGGTAATATTAGGTTAACTCCAGATGTTGATGTTTGGATTGATGTCAATAGACTTGAAGTCAACAACGTAATGATGGAAGGTTCATTCCAAGGTATTGCGGAATCTCTTGGTGCAGAAGTAACAACCAATGCAGATGGTTCAAGAACTGGTGTAAGTCCTGTTCTGTGGAATTCATGGGAAACTGTTGGTGTTAACTTGAACATGTCATTGTCAAATGATCAACAATTCGTTCAAGGTGCGTCTGATGTAGTATCAAATGGTCTTGTAGATAATCTTCTTCGTGGAAGAGATGTTGGTGTTGATCAGATTGTTGATGCAAGTGATGCAATTGTCAATAACATTTCTGCAAGTGGTGGAGTTACACTAGATCAACAAAGATCTGGAACACAATCTACAGTTAATGAAGTAATTGAGACAGAATCTCTTGGAGATAGAGTTGTAAGAAGAGATATCATTCACTTCATGAGATCTCGGAATATTGAAGTTACTGCAACAAGATTCAGACCTTATACTAGACTTTATTCATTCTTTGATCAAGTAAATGTAAACAGGTTTGTTGTACCTAAGTTGATTGAAATTGAAATGATTCATGGGGCATTCGTCGTCGGTGAACTTGTTAATGGTAGATTGAATAACGGTGGTTCTAGAAGAAATAATTCCAGCTCCACTCCACGTATCGACTTTAGAGTTGCAAAGTCTGATCATAAGTATGGTCCATATAATAACCCAACAGATCTTTACGATCAAAGTCCTTATGACAGAAACGTTTCTGTCAATACTGTTTATTCAGAATCTTCTAGTACTGTAAACGTCGATACATTCAGTCTTGCTTCTGAAGATTTTCCACAGTTTAGTGGTTATATCTCAAGAGGAATGATTTTGACGGGTAGGACTAGTGGTGCCCAAGCAAGAGTCACTAACGTAAGACTTATTAGTGATGGTGTTGGTACTGTACAGGCTTCATTCAGAGTACCTGATGGTGCAAACAACGCTAACCCAACGTTTGAAACTGGCAGATCAAGATTTAGACTTACCAGTAGTAGAATTAACAGTCAGATTGAAGGAGCCACAACCACTGCAGGAGAAGGGACATTCTATTCACAGGGTGATGTAGATGTCACTCAAGGAACAACACTCTCTTTGAGAAATGCTTCAGTTGAAACTGAAGACTTTAGTCAATTAAGAAGTCTTGGTGATAATTTCACAACTAATACTATTGCAGTTGAAAGTGGATTTGAAGTTACAACTACAATCGAGCAAGACATCACAAATATCCAGCAAGATTTTATTACTAATGTAACCAATGTTACTAATGTAACGCGTAACAACATCACAAATAATATTATACGAAGACCAACTCGACCACCACGCCGACGCATTTTTGGAGGAGACCCTCTTGCGCAAACATTCCGTGTTGATGATGAGACTGGAATTTTTGTTACTAAAGTCAATGTATTCTTCCAAGCAAAAGATGCAAACCTTCCAGCAACTTTCCAGTTGAGAGAATGTAGACTTGGAACGCCAACAGAGACTGTTCTTGCTTTCTCTGAAGTTGACATTGAACCTGCAAACGTGACCACCAGCGAAGATGGTTCTATTCCATATACCATTACATTAGAATCTCCAGTATTTCTAACCGGTGGAACTGAATATGCTATGGTTCTACTCTCACACTCAGTTGAGTGGAAGGTATGGATTAGTAGATTGGGTGAGGCTGACGTAAGAACTATAGACCAAGAGGCTGGTCAGATTCTTGTAACAGAACAACCTCTTCTTGGTTCTTTGTTCAAATCTCAAAATGCTTCGGTATGGACTCCAAGTCAGTATGAAGACCTTAAGTTTGAGATTTTTAGATCTTCGTTTAACCCTTCTGGTAACGTTCAATTCTTTAACCCAAATCTACCTACATCACTTTCGCAGATTGATCCAACTGGTCTCTCTATGAATTCTAGAGAAATTAGAGTTGGTCTTGGAACTACGGTTCAAGATGCTGATCTAACTGTAGGCAATACCGTCAAACAACTCAATATTGGTGCAACTGGCACATTGGTTGCATTTGCAGGATCTGCTACATCAAATCTTTCACTTACAAATGTGGGTAGTGGGTATGTACCTGCAAGTGGTAGTCAATCATACACTGGAGTTGCGCTAACTTCAATTACTGGTACAGGATTAAATGCTACTGCAAATATTACTATTACTAATGGTTCTGCTACAGCAGCAACTATAAACAATGGGGGTGTTGGCTATGTTGTTGGTGATGTATTAACTCCAGTCAATTTGGGTAGTGTTAATCTTGGTTCTGGAATGCAACTTTCTGTGGAATCGATTCTCGGAAATAACACTCTGATATTGAATAATGTTCAAGGTAATTTTGTAACTAATTCAGGTTACCCATTACATTATGATAACAATAGTGGTATTACGACAGAACTCAATTCTAGTGTTGGTGGAGATGTAATTCCTGTTTCTCCAATAAACGTTGTAACAAATGGTGATTATATTAGAGTGTTCCAAAGAAATCATGGTTTACATTCGAATGTAGATAGACTTACTATTACTGATGTAGTTTCAAATTCTACCCCAATCAGTCTTGCCCAAGAATATCAATTTAATACAACTACATTTATTACTCTTGATGGTGTCGCAACTGAATTCAATAGATTTGAAAATATTGGAGTTGGTGCCACTAATCCTGGCTATGTTAAGATCGGAGACGAAATTATCAGTTACAATGGTGTGAATGGTAGAACACTGACTGGTATTGTAAGAGGAATTGATAATACACAAATTGCAACTCACGATCTGGGAGAACTTGTTAGTAAGTATGAATTAAATGGTGTTTCATTGAGAAGAATTAATAGACAACATCTACTTTCAAATGTTAATGCAAGTGATTTAGTAGAGGCACCTATTGGTCTGGATTACTACTATATCAAAGTTCAGATGAACATTGGTGGTACTAATAGAGCAGTCGGTAATGCAGATGGATTTCCCCCATTGTACTTTAATGAAAGAACTGTTGGTGGTGGTCCAGATGTTGCAGGTTCTTATAACTTACCGTACTCGTTAATTACACCAAAAGTAACTACAATCACGCCAACTGGTACTAATTTAATCTCTCAAGTAAGAACAGTCTCTGCATCAAGTATTTCTGGAAATCAACAGGCATACGCCGATGAGGGGTATGAACAGGTTAATCTCTTCACTAAAAATTACTTCAACTCTCAGAGAATGATTGCATCGCCACTGAATGAGTCTCTATATTTGAATAGTGACGTATATCCTGGCCAGAAATCATTCTCTATGTTGTTCAGTATGTTTACTACTGACGAAAGATTGAGTCCTGCAATTGACTTGGATAATGCTTCTGTAGTCTTTACATCAAACCGAGTAAATAGGCCGGTTACTAATTATGCATCTGACTTTAGAGTCAATGGTACTGAAAATGATCCAAATGCGTTTGTATATGTTTCTAAGAATATTGTTCTTGAGAATCCTGCAACTTCTCTCCAAGTTATATTAGACGCATACATTTCTAACAATAATGATATTAGACTATTCTATGCATTGAACCAGGATACTAGGGCGGAAGAGACAGTCTTTATTCCATTCCCAGGATATTCGAATATTGCTAGTAATGGTTCTATCATTGATATCTCGAACAATAATGGTACATCTGATGTAAGAGTGCCTACGATTGATTCTTATCAACCAGAGCCGTCTGTGAACCTCTACAAAGAGTATAAATTTACAATTGATGATTTGGTACCATTTGGATCTTTCCGTGTCAAGATAGTGAGTACATCGATCGATCAGTCCAATGCTCCACTCATAAGAGCTCTTCGTGCAATTGCATTCGCTTAATATGAACCAGTTAATACCAGTGGAAGGAATGGAAGGTTATTTTAGAGACTCCTCAACCGGAGCCATTCTTAATAAAAATAACCCCCAGTTCCAAGCTTATGTGAAAAACCGAGATAGTATGACTAAGGAGAGGCAAAGACTTGATTCTCTTCAAACTGAAGTACTATCTCTAAAGGGTGATATGAGTGACATTAAGAGTCTACTTTCGGATATTACATCGATGTTAAGACCAGACTATAAATAGTTAATATAGAAGTTCTTATATAAATGGCTCAGCCTACCACCAGACAAGAATTTACCGATTATGTTTTGAGACAACTTGGTGCTCCTGTTTTGGAGGTCAATGTTGCTGACGAACAGGTCCAAGATCTTATTGATGATGCAATTCAATATTTCAATGAGAGACACTTTGATGGTGTTACCCAGGTATATTTGAAGTATCAGATAACACAGGACGATATTAATAGGGGAAGAGCAAGACCACCTGGTGCACCGCAAAATGAAAGTGGAACCACAGGTATTGCATCAACATCAGCTACCGCAAATATTGTAGGAACTGCGACAACATTTACATACTATCAAAATAGCAATTATATACAAATTCCACCTTCAATTATTGGAGTGAATAAAGCATTCCAGTTTGGTGGTGGAATGGGACAAGGAATGTTCAATGTCAAATATCAAATGATGTTGAATGACTTTATTGGTCTCAATGGATTTGGTGCATCTGGTTATGATTTGACATCATATTCAATGACAATGGGTTATTTGGAGACAATTAACTTTATCCTGAATACACATAAGCAGATTAGATTTAATCAAAGAACCGATAAATTATATTTGGACATTGATTGGAGCGAGTTGCAGGTTGGTGAGTTTATTGTTCTTGATTGTTGGGCGGCAAATGACCCCAATGAGTATTCAAGAATTTGGAACGATTCGTTCCTGAAACCCTATGTAACCGCACTTGTCAAAAAACAGTGGGGTCAAAATTTAATTAAATTTCAGGGTGTGAAGCTTCCAGGTGGTATTGAATTTAATGGAAGACAGATATATGAAGACGGTCAAGCAGATCTTGATAGGATTCAAGAGAAGATGATGAGTACATATGAACTTCCACCTTTAGATCTTATTGGGTAATACATTATGCTCAACCCATTTTTCCTGAACGGTAGTAAAACTGAGCAGAATCTAGTCCAGAGTCTTGTCAACGAGCAGTTGAGGATGTATGGAATAGAGGTCTATTACTTACCCAGAAGGTATGCTAAAACTAATACTATCATAAAAGAAGTTATTCAATCGGACTTCACTAATGCATATCCTATTGAGGCATATGTTGATAATTATGAGGGATATACTGGTCAGGGAAGTATTCTATCAAAGTTTGGTATTGAAAATAGAGATGACCTACAACTCGTCATTTCAAAAGAAAGATATGAGAATTATATTACACCGCTGATTAAAGATGTTCCAGATATTGAACTTTCGACACGACCGAAAGAGGGAGATTTAATATACTTCCCTCTTGGGGATAGGTTATTTGAAATTAAGTTTGTAGAACATGAACAACCTTTCTACCAACTTAAGAAGACATATGTCTATGAATTAAGGTGTGAACTCTTCCGTTACGAAGACGAGGTTATCGATACTGGTATTGAAGACATTGATGATGAGATTGCACAGATTGGTTATATTCAGACACTGGCACTAATTGGTGCTGGTAGATCTGCAACAGCTACCGCACAGGTATGTCCCGCAGGTGCAGTGAGTCACGTAACCATTACTAATATGGGTAAAGATTATGTGACACAACCTCAAGTTGGATTCTCTTCCGCACCTCCAGGAGGAATTACTGCTACAGGTATTGCATCACTATCATATAATTATCCAAATTGTAATGGTATAGGTGGTAGAATTTCAGCTATTCATATGACAGATGCTGGTTGTGGATATATTACCCCACCTTGGATATCAATAACTGGTGATACTGGTGTTGGTGCAGCTGCCACTACTGGTATTTCCACAGACGGTTCTATTCGGACAATTTCAGTTACAGATGGTGGTTCTGGATATATCAAGGCACCTAAGGTTTCCATTGGTTTGACCGCAGGTACTTATCCATTATTCAGTGATACTAATCATTATTTGGATTCTTCTACTACTACGTTCGATTCATTCTATCCGTCACCATCTAGATATGCTGTTGGTCTTGCAACAATTAGTGCAGGTATTGTTACTGCAATTTATGTTATTGATGGTGGTTCTGGATACGATACCAACCCAGTCGTAATTATTGATCCACCATTTGTCGATAATCCCGATATTAATGTTGGTGGAATGTTCGTATTTAATGAGACTGTAACTGGTTCTATATCTGGTACAACTGCAAGAGTTAAAGAATGGAATGGTGTTACAAACATTATGGAGATTAGTATTGTAAGTGGTAGTTTTGTTCCGCAAGAATATATAACCGGCAATACATCTGGAGCAAAATATGTAATTGGATCTGTGAATACGGATGATTTAGTTACACCATTTGCTGATAATGATAACATTGAGGCAGAAGCAAAAACAATTTTAGATTTTTCAACATCTAATCCATTTGGTATGCCGTAATTAAAAGTTGTTAAATAGAAGTATATGTCTTCAAAGTAATGTTTGAATATTTTTACAATGAGATCTTTAGATCTGTAATTATTGGATTTGGTTCTTTGTTTAATGGAATCCAAATTCAACATAAAGATGAGAATGACTCCACATCCAGTGTCATTAAAGTTCCTCTTGCTTACGGACCTACTCAAAAATTTCTTGCAAGACTGAAACAGAATCCAGATTTGAACTCACCAGTTCAAATTACACTTCCAAGGATGTCATTTGAATTTACAAATTTGGCATATGACTCCTCAAGGAAATCAACTCAAACCCAGACGGTAGTTTATACAAATTCCGATGGAACAGAGACGAAGAAAGGATATCTTCCTGTTCCGTATAACATGACAATCACTCTTTCAATTTATACCAAATTGAATGATGATATGCTTCAAATTATTGAACAAGTTGTTCCTTACTTTCAACCGGGTTATACACTCCCCATCAAGTTCTTGGGTAATCTGAATGAAGTAATCAATGTTCCGGTTCAACTGGATAATATTGATATGAGTGATGATTATGAAGGTAATTTTGACACAAGAAGAGCACTAGTATATACTCTAACGTTCACTGCAAAGACTTATGTCTTTGGTCCCCTCAAAGATGTTTCTTCCGATATTATCAAGAAGGTTACTGTTGGATATGTTGCTGGGTCAACCAGTGGAAATTCTTATCAGAGAGATGTTACTTATCAGGTTACACCAAGAGCAGTTAAAGATTATGATGGTGTAGTTGCAACCCTACTTTCAGAGAATGTTGATATGGTAGAGACCATAATCGATGTTGATGACGGAACTAAAATTCAAGAAAAATCATATATCTACATTGGTCAAGAAGAAATGTATGTAGATAATGTGACCGGAAATAGGTTGGTGGTCAAGAGAGCTCAAGATAAATCACCATTACAAAATCATTTACTTGGTGAAAAAGTATATGCAATAACTCAAGCAGATAATGAACAAATTGAAGTTGGTGACAATTTTGGTTTTGACGGAAATCTTTTCTGAGGTAAATCATGGATAAGTATGAAAAGCTCAATGAAACTTTTGATGTTGAACCAATAGAGGTAAAACCAGAAAAAAATGTTATTGAACAAAGAATTGAAAGATATGAAACTTCTAAGGAAGATATTCGTAAAGACTATGAATACACGAGAGGTAATTTATATTCAATCATTGAAAAGGGTCAGGAAGCAATCAATGGAATCTTAGAACTTGCTCAAGAAAGCGAGATGCCAAGAGCATATGAAGTTGCTGGTCAATTAATTAAGAGTGTCTCTGATGCTACAGATAAGTTGATGGATCTTCAGAAAAAACTTAAAGATGTTAATAAAGAAGAAGAATCGAAAGGACCAACAACCGTCAATAATGCACTTTTTGTTGGTTCTACCGCAGACCTTCAAAAAATGTTAAAGAATGCGGGTAAGGACCTAAATACCTAAAAAGACTGAAATGGCTGCCGAATCTGTAAATATACAAATTGATAAAGGAACAGATTTTTCCCAGAATTTTGTGATGAAGAATCCTGATCAAACAATTATTGATTTGACTGGGTATACTGGAGTTTCTAAAATTAGGAAGTACCCAGAAGATTTGAGTAGCTCAAGTAGTTTTACTGTGGGTATTGCATCAACCACTGGAACAATTACGTTGTCGATGGGTGCAACAATTACATCAAATTTGACAGTAGGTAGAAACTACTATGATATCCTTATAACCTCTGGTTCGAGTGTAGTATCAAAGGCTTTTGAGGGTTCAGTTATTGTAAATGCAACTGTATCTGTATAAAAATGGATAATTTAGGAGATTTCTTTTCTCTTATTGGCGAAGAAAAGAAAAAAGACAAAGAAAAGACTAAAGAAATACTTGGAGAGGTATCCTTAGGAGACCTTTTCTCAAGTTTGAGTGAAGAAAAAAAGAAGGTTAAAGAAAAAAGTTTAAAAAAAGAAAAAGAATTAGAAAAAATTAAAAAAGACGCAAAAATTTTTGAAGCGTTTTTGTTTAGTGAAACTCCTAAGGTAGAACAAAGTGCGATAAATGCAGTAAATGTTCTAGAGACCGAACTTAAAAATCTTAAAAGTACATCCTATAAGTCAATTGATAGGCTTATGAGAGGGATTAGTGCAGAGTATAATATTACACCAACCAAATTACATAATCAATTTAAAGAAAAACATAATCTTATACCTGATGATTGGGTAAAACAACAGAAAGAAGAAGTAGATACTAGTAATTGGAAAGATGATTATAAACCTATTGAGATAGAAACTGAAGATATAATTAAACCAGAACCTCTTAAACCATCGGAACCTGTTGCGGATGTCGAAGAACTTGGTGAGAGTATAAAGGAATTGGAGACTCTTGCAAAAATAAGAGATGATGTTGATGTGAAGGTTGATAATTCTACCAATATGATGAAGAGTATTGAGATTCTGGATAAGTTAACTCCAGATGAAGAGATTGACATTGATGGAAAGGATAGTGAAGTTAATAGACTGAGAAGAGAAATAGATCAACTGCGTAAGATGGTCTATGAAAGTGTCAGACACACCTCTACTATTGGAGGTGGTGGTGCTGGATTCATCAAGGATCTTGATGATGTCAATATTGCTGGTCTTCAGAATGGTTATATACTGTCATATAATTCTACTACTCAAAAGTGGGATGTAATTGAAAACCAAAGTACTGGTGGGGTAGCAAATGGCATTAGAATTCTTACTACTACAGAGAGAGATGCATTAACGCCATCAGCAGGAGCGTTGATTTACAATTCTACTACTGATGTTGTTCAGGTTTATACTGGAACTGCCTGGGTAGGTGTTGCTTCTGATGAAGATGCGATTATTGATGGTTCTGTCACTATTACATAGTAATAAATAGTAGGACAGAATTCTTTCTATTGACATGCAGGAAGGTAATCTACATAAGTGGTTTAAGGGATCCAAGTCCAAAGACGGTAAGTCTGGTTGGGTCAATGTAGTCACTGGTGGTACATGTGCCAGTGATAAACCAGGCGAAGGAACACCTAAGTGCGTATCTTCTTCAAAGAGAGCTAGTATGACTCCTGCGGAAAGGAAGTCGGCACAAAGTAGAAAGAAAAAAGCAGACCCAAACCAACAATCAAAGTCTGGTGCTGCAAAGCCAACTTATGTCAAAACCGATAGTCCTAGGAAAATGAAGGAATCAAAAGAAATTGATAAGATTGCTAAGGAACTTGATGGGGCTGTAGA